TTCATCCATAAAAGCCATCTTTCTTAAAACTCCTCTTGGATTTTCTATAAAGAAAAACTTTGGTTTCAATTTCTTAATCAATTCAAGAGTTTTAAGAACATAAGCCATACCCAAGGCTGTTTCTGTTCTTTTTGGATGATAATTACCACACCAACTTGAACCTATTGACGCAACACTAAAACAAGTGCAAGGAGGAGAAGCCCAGATTACATCAGGTTTAAATGGAATATCTTTAATTGTGACATCAAGAATGTTTTTACAAAGACTTGGATTAAAGTCTGAATTATTTTCTATTGTAAAAACTTGATGTCCTCTTGCTCTTGCTACATTAGAAAAGCTTTCTGTTCCTGAAAAAAGTTCAAGTATCTTCATTTTAATCGCTGGGAGCAAATCCCTCTATTGGATTTAATATTAGGGTGATGAGAAGGATGCGAAGCATCTTTGGGTGTAGGCGTAGCCGAAGTAAAGTCAGCCACCGATTGTTGCTCAAGATATTCTGACCATTGTTTAGCCATCGCTTGTGCTATTCCTAGAAATGTTTTACTCCTGAATTTTGCTCTTTCTTTTGGAGGCAAACTAAATGCTTCATAATACCATTTACTATCTGTTTTTTTCTTTCCTTTTTTTGTTATATGTGTAACCATTTCTCCTTTATCTACAATTTTTGTATGCTTTAACTTTGGCAATCCTTTTAACCATAGGCAAGTTGGTTTATTGAATGAATCTCCAAATTGCCAAGGTTGGATTATTTGGTCTGGTTTTCTAAACATAGAACTTACAAAACCTCTTGGATTTTCTACAGCTATAAATTTACATTTTGAGTTATATATTTTGAGGAAAAACTCCAATGCTTCATCTCTTAATTTATATCTTTCTCTTGCCTTATCTCCATACCTCTCAATATTAAACCACCTTATTCCTGCAGTAGATAAATAGGTGCATGGTGGATGTGCAATAACCATATCCCACTCTTGTTCTAAAATAGGGAGAACATCTCCTTGTATGTGCCATTCAGGATGACCTCCACTACAAGGTAAAATATCGCAAGAATATGCTTCGTGTCCTAACTCCCTAAATGCTTTACAAACTTCCTGGCTTTCTTCACAAGCGATTAGTATTCTGAATTTAGTCATTGGAGCAACTCCTTCTGATTAGGTTTAATATTTAGTTTAGTAGAGTTGGCGAAGCCAATTCGGGTGAGGAAGTGCAACGACGAACTACTAACCAGACATTCACTGACCCGAGCGAAGCGAGAGTGCAACGGGGTTTGAGTTTTTCCTTTGTCCCATACACTTTGAAATGTGTAGTTTGAAAATATAACCCTCTCCACTGCAGTGTTTATGAAAGAGGGGTCACCAACAATGCTCCCAGACTTACCTAAAACCAAATCGGAACAAATTTGGGAAGTTGCAACTTTTATAGATGGTCTCTCCGTATAAATGGCGTTTAGTTGGTGACTTTGCATTTTATATTTTTAAATTTCCTTTAACTTCTGTTAAGGGAAGCATTTTAATTGAGTGTGAGGATTGAACCCGACTTTGGAGGGCAAAGAGAAAATTTTGGTGAATATAGAGAGATACGACATTTTGGCGTAGAACATCCAAATATAAGACATTATGCGACATCTTCTGCTCCTTGTTTAGTTTTATTCCTATAATCTTTAACATTATAACCATTCCAATCTTCAAATCCTTTAGCCCGAAGGCTCTCCCTTTCTTCAACGACATCATCGCAAGAGGATAAGGGAGTTTGAGTGTCAGCAGAGGGGTTTCGTGAAGACTTGCCAACATCTTCAACTTCTGTGGTCTCAACCGAGGTATCAAGCACAGATTTACTATCTGGGAGCGACCCAGCAATTGTTTCCCCCTCGCCCTGACAGGCTAATACTTCGGGTTGCTGACTTTGAGGTTGTGAGGTGAGGATTTCAATTATTTCTTTAATAGTTTCTTCATCCCAAGGGGCAGTTTCATAACATTTTTTAATCAATTTTATAGCATCTGACTTGCCTTGCTCGTAACCTTTGTTTATTAAAAATCTCTCCCACTCACTTCTATATGCCCTTTTGTCTTCTTGTTCCTTCCATATTGTTTGAAAGACATTATTTTCAATTGTTTCGTCGTTCATTCTTCTGCCTCCTTATCTCCTATAAAAACCTTAGTTTTATCTTTTGAAAAATCAATAATAACTCCTAATTTTAATAGAGGTAGTTTGACTTTTAATCCAAAAATTCTTATAGTTGTTTGTTTTGATTGCATCTTTCCAACCTGACTATTATCCCACATCGCTCCAACCTGACTGCTACCAAACATCTCTCTAACCTGACTGCTACCAAACATCTCTCTAACCTGACTGCTACCAAACATCTTTCCAACCTGACAATTCTTAAGAGTTTTAATTTTACAATCTTTCATTAAATAAATAGTCTTTCCTTCAATATTATCAATCTCTTTATTAAGAAGTATTTGTTGATTCCAATCTTCCTTAAACTTATTCCAACAATCTTTTTCAAAACTATTCTTCCACCATTTAGGGGCTTGTTTGGAATTATAATTACTAGCACCTAAGTGAAATGTCCAGTTTTCTTTGGTAGGTTTATCCCAAATATTCTTTCCAGCTTTTGGTAGTATCTCTATTGGGCAAAAAGTAAGTTTATCTAAATCTTTTGTATCATCAAGATTATGTTTTAATTTTATGGTTGAGTGGCTATGACTAATGTCTGTCAATATTTCTCCTTTGTTTGTCACGATTGCTGAATAGAAATCACACATTGTTTTCACCTCGCAGTCGGTTTAGATTGTGTTCGGTTTCTTCTACTAAATTATAACCAAAACAAGGCTTCTCTTTTCGTATTGCACTTTCAATCCATTTAGCTTCTTCAAGTTGTGCCTCGAGTAAAGCGATGGCTGTCATAATTACTCCTTCTCTTGCTAGAGAAAATTGTGGTTTTGGCATTTTTAAAATTTCGTCTACTATCTCGGTTTGGGTTTTCATTCTTTTTGCTCCTGTCCTTTCTCAAATTTTAGATAAAGTTCACAGTTTCTTGGTTCATCGCCATAGATGTAATAAACACCAGAGTTAATACAAGCAAGAAAATCTTTATCAAATTCTTTACATTTATTACAATATTTACAATTTTTTAGTTTCATTTTAACACCTCCAACTCGTATCTTATCTCAACACAAGGGATTATAAAAGCTAGGAAGCGTACATAAAAATCTTTATATAGGTTGATTATTTGGTTCATTATCCAATTAAATTTTTTCATCTTGCCTACTCCATAGTTTAATTTTACTTTTATGTTAAACATTGGTTCTCCTGCTTCGTGTATCCCACATTCGTGTGAATAAGAAGAAGGATTAAAATAATCAAAAGTGTATAATGAAAAGAATCTTACATGAGTTGGGTCGTTGTATTGTCCCCATGCGGCATAGAAAGGGCATCTTATTAGGATTTTAGAACCTTTCTGACTCACTCGGTGCATTTCTTTTACTAAAGGGATGAAATTATTTATATGTTCTAAAACATGGTTACAAATTATCTCATCAAAAGTGTTAGATTGGAATGGGAGTTTGCATTCTTCAAGGTTCACAATGTAATCAGGTTTAACTAATTCAGAGTTATCGATATTAATATATCCTTTCCTGTAATCATTACCACATCCAATATTTAGTTTCATTTTATATTATTCCATTGTACATAAGGTAGCTAATTATTGCTACACCGATGTAACCCCTGCTTAATTCTATTATGTCGTAAATGTGTTCATTCATTGTTCATTCTCCATCGTTTAACAAGTCCTTAAATTCAAAAGTTATCCTTCTTATTGCACCGTCAAAACCTAGAAGGATTATGTCACTTATTAAGTGGTCTCTTTCAAATTCGTTTATTTTCTCTCTTACATCTATTTCCATTTTGTTTATGATTGCAGGAGGGGATGTTTAAAGGCACAGATATACCCCTCACTTCCCCCTTGATTCCTGCGTGAAGTGAGTATAAAATAAAAAAAATAATAAAGTTTATGTGTGTTTGTTTACACTTTTTCTTCAAGTGGTGCAATTTCTACACCTTGTTGAATCTTTTTTTCGTTATCGACATATGGGATAAAAAGAATCTTAAATTGTTTTCCAATCCATTTCTTTGTATCTGTTCCATACAATTCTTGGAATCTTTTTCCTTCACTGCTTCTGAAACTGTGGCTATATTGTTTCTGGTTAACTTCTACTGTCACTGTGAGTTGTTGCCATGTTTTTCCGTTTTTGCTGCGTTCATTTAATGTACCTTCATCAATAATAGTACCAATATCATCCACTTTACAGTTTTCAGAACTCAAAAAATTCCCACTAAAGTTCACTTCTACCATCGTTTTTTGCCTCCTTCAGTTTAGTTAAAGTATCAATCTGTTCGTTTATTGTTTTTGTTAGGTGCATTAATTCACTAATCCAGGCTTCGTTTGTTGTTCCTTCTACTCTTGGGAGGGTTAGTTCAAAACCATAATTATCCCTTTGGCCTTTAATTAGTTTAATCTTGGCTTCAGTTTTCTGGTATTCTATTGTTTCAATTTTATCTCTCATTTTTCATACTCCTGTTCGCTTGGAACTACCATTACCCCTAAACTTACCCATTGTTCCTGCAAAATCTTCTTACATTGGCTCCCAGGGCCTTCTTTGATTGAATCTAGGCGGGTCTGTTCTTCTGTTTTCATCTTGCAAAGTGGTTAAGGTCATCAGCAATCTTGGTTTCTGTTACACAGAACTCTTTAATGTCAAGATTGATGAAATCATCCGCAGAGAAATGTTGCCTTCTTTTCATTGGATCAGCTTCATTCATTGTAAGCACCTGTTATTTTAGTTAGTAAGTCTTCAGAATAGTAAGAAGGATCCATTAATTTATCATACTCTATCTTTTTTGCTGTATAATTACTCCGTTTCATTAGTTGTCTGTTGTTTAGTGTCATTTTCTTTTTACCTCCTTCATTATCTCATCAATACATACTTCATCACCAACACTTACATTAAAATCCTTCAAATCAGCAGGTTCTAATTTTATTGCGTGTGAATCACCGTATTTTTTTATTGATCTTATTCTTTTCATATTAATTATTATTTATTATTATTTATATACTTTTACTTTCCTTTTTTAGGAGTAACAGTTTTATTGAAGTTCCATAGTTGGCATGTTTTAACGTGTTCGTTCATTGTTACTTTTAATCTTGACTTGAAGCTGCAATAAGGGCAGTGATATTTGTCTCTCCTGTTTCTATAACCGCTAAGTTTTCTTTTTTGTGTTGATTCTTCTTTACAAGCCTCGCATAATCTACAATATTTCCCCATAGGATTAAAAACTTCTCCACATCTATCGCAATATCTAAAGGCTATCATTATAATATATTATCTTTGGGTTTACTTTCCTTGACCTTAATCTGTTTAAGATTCTTGCATATGCTTTTGCACACTTCTTTGAACATGTTATGCATGTTTTTCCTCTGACTATCTTTGCAGTTCTTCCGCAACGTTCATCATAATAAATGAACTCTTTTTCACATACAATACATTTCTTTTTGTTTATTTGTTTCATTTTTTGCCTCCGTTGTTCGTACACACTTTATTTTGCGAACTATTTTAGATTTTATCATCATTATCATAGGTTTATCATTATCACCCTATAAGGGGGTGATGATAATGATAAAGTGATAAGCCTATCAATTATCAAGGTTATCAAATACTAATTTGATAATGATAAACACCTCCTTTTATAGACGATAAAATAATAAAATTAAGATAAAAACCCTTATCAAAAATATTACAGTTTTGGGCATATAATCTAAATTTATTCATTTTTTAATTAAATCTCTGGAACAGGGTTTCATCGTTTTGTGAGAACCGTTCACATCACTCAACCGTAAAAATAAAAAAGAGGTGATTAAAGATTTCCAAATAGAAATAGTTAACCCATATGTTTGTTTTTTGGTTAGCATATAGCCGAATTTAGTTCCAGAGTGTGATTTCATTTGAACATCTCCATCTTTTCTTGTGCTTTTTTTATGTTTAAGGTTACTTCAATGCCATTACCCATTCTTCTTTTATCAATTATAAGGTTTAATCTCTTAAGTGCTGAACCCATCCACTTTGGGTTTAACCATTGTCTATTTTCCATATTATCTCCAACAAGTAATAACATTGTATTAGTAATATCCTTTATACTATGGTATGAACCCTCTGTTAATCCTGCAACTAAAGTGTAAACGGTAATATCTTTACTTTCAATAATATCATCTAATTTTTTTGCTTGAATATTACTCTTTGCAATTTCTAATGATTCAAGTAAAATATCTTTCCCAATATGGTTAGCAATAATAAATAATGGGAAATATAGTTCTAAATTTCTTCCATCTACTTCAGTATCACAAATTGCTTGGAACAATTCTTCTTCTTCAGCAGTTGGTGTATATAGTGTATTATATGTACTATATGTACTTAGTGTATGTAATGAACATAGGTTTTTCACAAATGTGTTCCATTTGGCTAGTGTATGTATATGTTTTCCAGCGGTATGTTCATTCACTATGTACACTAAACTGTCAAAAATGGCTTTTTTACACGTAAAAATGGCAGAATCGTTCTCAAAATTATCCATGATTTTAGTGTACATAGGATTATTAGATTTCTCTAAAACGATAGAAATTGACCTATCTCCTAATACTTCTTCAATTCCCCAGATGTTTGCCATAGCTATTGGGCGGTAAGGTTCAAAGTATTCTGCTTCCTGATTTTCACCTTCTATGGTCTTTTTTTTCTTCATTCTCACAATTTTTATGCCTTTTTTGTATGAAGCGTTAAGCATTTCTCTAAGTGGCTGCTTTTCCTTACTTCCTAAGGACTCGAATTCATCAATCCCAAGTGTTCCAGAAGTCCTAAAAAGTCCAGCTTCAGTCAAACTCATTAGCATTTGACCATCTTTTGCCAGTGCAGTAATAAGTTTAAGTGTTCTAGTTTTACCACTTCCCCTCATAGCGTTTAAGAATAAGTAAGGGAATGATTCAAACCTATCATGTAGGTAAGTTCCAATTATCCATAATGCGATAATAGTTTTCTTATCCTCAGGCATATCTAAATAATAATCAATAATATCTTTAATCAGTCTAAATGCTTCTCTTGGAGTAGGATTTTGATGTAACGCTTCTTTTACAGGTTCACAGACCTCTGACAACTTATCCCATAATTCTTTTGGTACTCCATTAACTTTTAAATCTGCCTTTGTTCTAAAATAACTGGGAGTTCTTTCGATTACTCCCACCCATTTATGAAACTCTGCCTCTTCTTTTGTTGTTTGTTGTTTCTTTTCCATCTTTTTCTTTATGTTTTACTGTCCACCGACATTTGAGTATGATGCCAGAACAAAAAATAATCTGGCGAATGTTAATTAATTGATTTATTTTTGAGAAAAACTTACAAATCCTTCAATAGTTTGGTCGTCATAAAGATTCAACAAACCTCTTCTTTGGAATAATTCTAAGATATCTTCAACTCCATCAATCTCAGCAGTATACATATAATTTATATATTTATATAGGGCTGTCCTTAATTGCTTTTGTTTTAAACCATCTTTTAAATCTTCTGAGAAGTTTACTATTATGAACTTCCATAACTCTGCATATTTATTTTTTAGTAACTCATCCTCTATTTCCATTATTTCTTTATCTAATTCGAGGTTTCTTTCTTTCCATACCTTCTCAATTTCTTTACGAGATAATATCCATTTCTTATAGCTTTTCATTTTTCAATCAGTCATGTCTGCATAAAAAGGGTAACCACTACCACATGCAGAACAGAAAACATCAAAGAATGGAAAATCAGCTACACCATAAACAATTAAGAAAGATTGGTTTTTACATTTTAGGCATGTAAGTCTTTTTTCTTTTCTCTCTTTTAAGTTTTTCTTATCATTTAAATCTATTAGCTTTTTCTTTTTAGATGTCATCTTAATCCACCCCCTTTCAATAAATTCGAATAAAACGTCGCTAGGAATTGCGTATACTCTAGAGATAAACTTTTTTTGCAAGTGCAGGAAGACAACCACGAACTAAATTTATTCCTAGCGACTTTCATACTTGCACCTCTTCATAGAATACTACTACGTTTAAGTTATAACTAATAGGGTATTTTGTATGTGAATCAATAAACGTCACAAATTTATCATTAATAGAAATAATTTTACATTTAGAATAGAATAGAATCTTGCCTGTCACTTCAACCTTAATATTATATGTTTTGTTTATTTCCATTTCGTTCATCCTCTCTTCTTCCACCAGGAAGCCGCCCCCAACCTCTTTTGAATATGAGGGCAAGGGTGGAAAGGTGCAATCAAACCACCACAAGCCAAATAAAAGGGGTTTAGTCTTTTACGCTCATTAGATTAAAAGAATTAATATCTTCTTCTTTAAATAATTTTTGTGTTCACAAATAAAAGGTAACAGAAATAATAAATACTACGATGACGTAGTTAAATTAATGTGTAAAGAAAAAGTAAAATGTAAACGTTGTAAAAGGTTGATGGTGAGAAAAATTCTCTATTTGGGTAATTATTATTGCAAGAGTTGTTTTATTTATGTGTCCAATAAAGAAATAGAAAAAAGACACGCACTTGTTTTACACGTAAAAAATAATTAAAAATAAGCTAATTCTTTGATAGAGCCATTCTAAGAAGAGTTTTAAGATAAAATAATGAATACGTTTACAACTTTCCAGTTTTGGTTTTATATTTTGGAAGATCTAACTTTTTTTTACATTCTTTAGTCAAATCTCTAACTTTCTTTGTACTTTTATAACTTGCAATGAACTCGTCAGACCATTTACTCATAACCTGTAACCTCCCATATCTAGTTTATTACATGGTTGGTACTTCCTTCTAGGCTTTTTCATTTCAATAGTCACTTTCACATTCATATCAATCCTTTTCTTTTTATTGTATGCAATTCTCTCAATTTCCAATCTTTATTTTAAAAGATTATAGTGGGAGTGTCAAGTGTTTCTCCCACTTTATTTACAAAAATAATAAAAATAATAATTTATACGATACTTAAATACCGCCTCCGCCTAACCTCATTCTTTGCCACTGTGTAACTAGTAACACAAGAACTCCAAGGATTAGAACGATTGCAGCAACCAGTAAAACTGTTGGTATTTTTCCAGAAACATTATCAATACCTGTTGTAAAGTTTCCTGCAAGTCTGTCAGTAGCGTTATCCTCAGCACCATCAGCTGTCAAAAGGTTAGCACCTGTTAGTGTAGAAACAATAACGAATGCGATTATGACACCGATTACCAAAGAAGCAACACCAAAAACTAGACTAGTAATTAATCCACCAGTCATCTGTCCTCTCTTATTCTCCATCTTATTTAGAACCTCCTTTCAGAAATTTTTTATCAAAGCTCATCAAATATTAATACTAAATCATTATTTAAATATGGTGTTACATTGTAACACTAGACTTCTGACGTTTTCCTATCAAGAAAGAACCATGTAACAGAACCTATCGTTAGTGTAACAACAATTAATAACCAATCGAGCTGTATATATTCTGCACTAATAGACATTAATAGTGCTACAAAGAATGTAGCAACTGAACCCACGACTGCCCACGCTGAATAATCTGCTGTTCCTGTTCTTGTTTTCTGCCTGGTCGAGCCTCCAATAAACACTACAAGGAAGATAAAGAAAAGTATACTACCTGGTATAAACGATGCCATTGAACCGCCTGAGTTCATTGTTTGACCAATTATTGAATCTATACCCGTTGTAGAATTTGGCAGTGTGTAAATGTAGTCTACCATTATGGTTGCCCTCTCCAAGTTTTAATCACATACAATGCAAACATTAATCCAATCACACCAAAGAATGCTGTTAAGAATATTCCAAATGTGTCACCATCTCCAAATATTTTCTCGTACCCAACAGTAAATATATTCTTAGTAATACTAAAAACGTTCCCAGTTGTTACTGTGAATGAGCTGGCCGAAGTTAAAACATCGCTACCTTCTTTCACTTCCGATTCAGTGATTGACTGGTAAGTTGATTCTGATTCGGAGTTGAAGGTACTAGTGTTTGCCCTTGTAGATATATTAAGTGAAGAGTATGCTGGATCGTCTGCCACACTGATTGCTGCATCATTTTCTACAGCGAAATTGAAAGCGTAACCTAGTATTGCTACACTGAATAGTGCAATCATCATCAACGATATTGTAAGTGTTAATGTACTGTTAGCCATTATGAACGCCTCGCCGCTTTAATTAAGAATATTACTACTGCTATACCAATAAACAATATTGTAGCACCTGCACCAAAGAATCCATTACTATTAATCAGGCTTATCATCGACATAAAGATTATCCCCACAACTAAGAACACCATCGTTATCACTGGACTGTCTGAGATGCCTATACCTATTAGTGTCATAAAAACAAGTAATGATAAGAATACTATTATTACTGTATAAATTTCTGAAGAATCTTTACCCAGGTTAATTTGCCCTGTCCCTTGCAGTGTACCATCTTTAGAAAGTTTTGCTGTAACTGTTTGATTATCAAAACTGTCACCGATTGTACAATATAAATAGCCGCTTGAGGAAAATATTGTATCTGTACAAATCTCTTCCCTTACAGTGCTTGAACTTGTTACAACTAATTCCACAGTTGACGGTTCTCCTGACGGTATAGAATATTGTGCCGTTAATATTCTACTACTTTTATTGTACCCAATATCAAAATTAAAATCATCACCTTCTGTAAAGTCTGGCATTTCTATTCCAGTCTGGAAAGCATTAAAATCTATCTGGCACGTTGAAACTAGAGGCGTTTGGCAAATAGCTTTCACATTATTAACTTGCCTAAGTAATACACCATACTTGTAAACTTTAAAATTATAAATCACATCATTCAATTGTAATGATGCAACAGCCACACCTAAGTCATCAGTCATTGGAATCTCAACGACCTTAAACTCTCCTGTATCTATATACTTTCTTTCAATATGTATCAATGCGTCTGAAAGTGGCAAGTATGAACTATCCCTACCATTCAGTTTAAACTCTTGAGTATTATCACTATCCAAATCATACAAACTAATATTATTGTCAAGACTTTCATTAGTTAGCGTGTAATTGTACAAGTTATAAAACTCTGTAGAATAATTTGTTGCTGAATATTCTACCTGTAAATCTATTGAATATATTTCATTATCTGTAAGGTTACTATTTATACATATCTGTGCTGGGTTAGTTTCTGTAAAGTTTGTACTATAATTAGATATAATATTATTCCTATCGCTTGAATAAATACTCATATCCATTTTGATTAATGTACTATATTCTGTTTCGTTTATGTATGTTCTCTCAACCTCGTCATACATTGTAAAGTTGAATATTGTTCTGTTACCAGTACACACTGTTGAAATTCCTAATGGGTTTACTGTTTGATTATGTTCAGCTGTAGTAAATGTTGTACCACCACTAAGTGTAACGTTCCAGTAGAAACTGATATTAGTGGTCGTTGTCACTGCTGGTATGAATTGGTTTCTGGTTATATTGTAAGTATTACCAGTTGAACTAATTGTTCCCAGATACCTTGTACCATTATAATAAAGATACGCAAGTGTTATCTGAGTTCCGTTAGTTAATATATCCAAATCAAAACCTGCTATTACTCCTGAAGTTACTGGTGTTTCATAGGCCTCAGATAATAATTGTGAATAATATGATATTGTTATTGCCTCACTTCCTAGATTACCTACAGTATCATTCGCATAAAATATTAAGTCATTCTCTCCTGTTGCATAACTAAATGTGGTCGTCGAATCTCCACAAGTTACAGTATTATTAGTACCATTATAATTGTACCAACAACTATCCGTATTGGTATCAGTCACAGTCCAATTAAGGTTAAGCGTTTTCCCTTCATACAAGTATGTTTCAGTTAAAGGTGATGTAACTTCTATTACTGGTGCAACACTATCCATAGTGAATGTACTGTTTGTATTCGAGAACTGACAGAAGCCAGTATCATCACAAACATAAGCGTTCCATAAGATTGTTTCGCCCGAACTAAAAACACTATTAAAATAGAACTCATAATCTTGTGGTCGTTTATTGATTGTGATATTTCTAACATTCGCTCTATTAGTTCCACCACTCGCATTATACCATACTTCAATTGAGTCCATTTTCTCGTTTAAGTATTGTGGTGTGAATGTTAATAGTTCTCCTGTTGTTGAAGATGTCTCTTGATACGATGTATTAAAATCTGTACCGTTTGTGTAATGGAATTCTACCCATGCTCTAACTGGTGATGATGCTCCAGACTGCCATAAATATAATGTAACATTCTTTACTTTACTACTATGATTTAGAAGTTCGATTGTATAATTAGTATCATCTAATGCAGCAGTTGGAAGTGTAGAACCATCGAACTGTGAGGTAGAGTTTATTTGATATAATGTTTTCCATGTCCCACTCTCGTTTGAGTAAGCAGTCATGTTAGTAATGTTTGCTGTTAAGTCATTCATTGAACTTGACACATTAAAACCTACTGTTGAAGTATAAACTATCGACGTATCAGAAGGTGTATCCAAAGTAACCGCAATCTTATTAACAGTAAAATTCACGTCATCAACTGCCAAGTTTCCTGCACTATCATTACAATACAAGAACCATTGATTGTTTAATCCTGTAGAAGTTACTCCTGTAAAATTAGTGCCACTACTAACCGCTGTATAATTTGTTGTTCCAGCGTCTTTACTGTACCAGCACCAACCAAGAGTAGCGTCGGCATAATTGTAACTAAGATTATTTATACTATTATAAACTGCATCATTTTCTGGATAAAAAATAGATATTATCGGCTTAACTGTATCAATTGTAAAAGTTCTATTGCTTACTGCTGATGCACAACCAGCAGTAGAATCGTTTGCACAACCTTCCACGTTCCAAAGATAATTACCATCATCTAACCCTGTAACGTTCCATTCAAAAGTGTTACTATAAGTTTCCAAGGCTGTAAATTTTGTATCATAAACACTATTATCGCTAGAGTTCCAGATCGTAAGTGTTGCATTATCTACTCTCGCACCACCAACTGCCGTAACATTCGCTGTAAAATTTATGTATGGAGTTGAACTATTGTAAGTAGTATTTGGTGTTTTAAGTACAGTTGAAATTCCCGGTGCTTCAATCACTTCAAGAGTAAAGGTATCTATTGGGTTTGTTGCTGAATAGTTTGCACCTCCAGTTGTGTTATACACATAATAATAAGTATCAATCGCCAAAGAATTATTTAAATCAGGATTATCGACCAAAGTTCCATTACGGTATAAGTTATAAGTCAAATCACCGTCACCACTATTTGATTCAGTACATTCAACATTCGCTGAAGTTCCTTGTGCTATTGGAGATGTTCCTGTGCAACTTCCGACCGCAGTTGCATTATCAATTTGAAAATATGTAGTGTTTGTTTTTCCTTGCCAGTAATCGTTTTCTGTCACGTTACATTTAAGTTCCCAGTAACCTCCACCCAAAGTAATATCATTCCCAAGCGAAGCAGTAAAATCTGTATCGTTAATGTAAAATGCTAAAGTTCCGTTGCTGTCAGTAGAACAGTCAAAGTTAATTGTAGTTCCGTATGTTTGTGGTGAAGATTTATCTAATGTATAATTTAATGTTGGTGTTGCCTTGTTTGCTGTTTCAGCACCAACAGTAATTGTTGGTTCATTACCTGAATAACTTGCTACAAGGAAATAATCCCATGCAACAACACTTGCTAATTTTCTAACATAAAGCCCTGCGTAAGGTACAGTTAATCTATTTGCTGTTGGGAATGTTCGATTAGTAAAATACGCTAAACTATTAGAATATGAACTATTGTCTGAATAGTTCGCACCATAATATATACTATACACTTGGTCATTCTGTACAAATTGCATCGGATAGAAAACATTAGGTTCAATATGGTCGCCAGTATCTACATTTGACCCAGCTCCATTATTGATTATTTCTACCTGAAACGTGTTTTGTCCACTATCTCCCCTTAATATTGGGTTTAGGTTGTTTATATTTCCTGCAGTAACATTGAATGCTGAAATTCCGGGTCTGCCCTGAACACTATTAGAATTTGTCATTGTTCTTGTTATGACTCTACGATTTCCTTCTATAGAAATATTCGCAGATGTTGGCATAAATATTCTATGCCCTCCACCATAACTCTGTTCTATATACATAGTACCATCTTCACTATTCCATAATAATGGGTCAGTCCCACCAGATACATAATTACCATCCCAGCTACTACTAGTATTTGTAGAGAAATCATCACCAAAGATGAAAGTTTCAGAAACATTTGCAGTAGAGGATGCACCACTATTCCCATAATACATATAGATTGAACTTGTGCTTGTTGTAATATCAGAATCAATTTCTACCCATACTAAAGCCCACTCATCATCTTCTTTAGTTTCAATCCAGTAATCCAGTTCTGTATCTTCATCAGAATTTAAGAATCTTAAATCATCAAAATCTGACTCCATTGCAGATTCGTAACTAACGTTTAATGTTATCTGATAATCAGTTCCTGTTGAACCTGACGCTGTTGAAAGATTAATCTTTTTTTTGTATTGCCAAGAACTATTCCACCACGCCCACTCTTCCAGCTTAACTCCAAAAGAAGTACCAATCCAATCAACATTAGTGTTTTTACCTTTAGTCCCTTCAATTCGCCACTCGTAAACTCCTTCATCTAAAATACTATAATCATACTCAACCCAAACATTTTTTTCTCTTTTTTCAGTCTTGTAAGTTGCGACATCTTGATAACAGAAAGGTTCTTTTTCTAGTTCTTTTAAATCTTTAGTAATGTTTGTATCTTCTTCACAAACTTCTTTATAAGTGTCAGGAACTTCTACATCATAATATTCTTTTTCTTTGATATAAATTTTATAATCGACATTAACATCCTTAGAATTTCGGTTATAAAAATCAAACTTATCAAACAATCTTCCTTTAACAAACAATTCAGTCTTACCTTCTGAATAACAATTAATCAAACATTCAGGGGTATGTGATGTTAATTCTTGTTTAGCAACATCTTTCTCCCACCACCCAAACAAATCGTACCATGCCTTTTCTTTAATGTTTATATAACCATAATTAGTTTTAACATCTTCTAACATTAATTGTTTCTGTGTATCTTTTGTAAATTCTTTACTTATTCCTGCACTAGCTACAGGAATTGCTACTGTGATTAAGAGTAACAATATCAAACTAAAGATTATATATTTAGATTTCATATCCCGAAACCTCCGACAGGTGCTCCTTCTGAAACAGCCCTCATTGTGAACATTAGTATCCCACCCATAATCGCAACAAATCCGATTATCAATGGCGAATGTATTATTAAAAATGTCATTATTGTTTGTTCAGCCAATCTGTCTGCAACATCATCATCACCTGCTATTATATCCTGATACATATTACTTATAACAATACACCCAAATATTATTAAGATTATTAATGCCACATAAAGTGCAATGAATGCTGGGTGAGGGTTATACCCTACAACAAACACAAACACTAAAGTAAACACCAAAGCCATCACATACCCAAAGGCTATTAACCAGGGCATTGCCTGAACAAAAGTGTCAGCAACCCCGAATGAATATTGTGAAGCTTCTGAGAGATTAACATCTCCAACCATACCAAGGCCTTCCATTATAGGGGTAATCTCGTCACTAGCAATATCTAATACTGCCCATCCTATTACTGTGATAAAACCCAGAACTAATACACTTAGTAGTACTAACGCAAAGATGATCATACCTACTCCTCCTCGTTTATTCTTAATAATCAATTTCCTCATTTTACTGTGAACACTTCCTCCGATTCAGGCCTGAACTCTTCAGGCAATTTATTATACATTACTGCAGCTTTACCTAGCATCACTGCTGCCGTTCTTTCTAACTGAGTAAGTTCACGATTCATTGCTTTACCGAAACAAGCTAAGTGCCACCAACTTTCGTTCTCTTTTCTCTCACAATTATAATCTTCTACATGCGTATACTTTTCTACCTTTGTTTTAATCTCTTTCTGGCAGCCTCTACAAATCACCATTTTAAGTCCTCCTTCTTTGGAAGTTTAGCCAGTTTATCTAGTGCAAGTTTCCACTCTGGCGTTCTACCTATTAACTCCATAGCTCTTGCATAATTTGCTTCACGCCTTGATATAAGTTTATTGTTCAACCTTTGGTTAAGTGCTGCATCAATCTCTGCCACAACTGGTAATGGTAACCTTATCGGCTTACTAATATTTAGTTTATTCTTATTCATCTTTGCCATCATAATTCTCCTCCAGGCATTATGCCTCTGTTAAGTAACCTTTGAAATTCTTTATCGTGGAAGAACTGGATAAAGAAACTAATTACTAATAGTATTATTACTATCGGTGAAACCACCATAAGTAATGTGAATAACATAAAGAGTGTTTTACCGAACATCACTTCGTTTAAGTATGCGAAAGCAATATTGCTCGAGATGAACAAAATTCCTGCAAATAAGAAATAAGCAAAAATCCATAATGGTACTCTAAAATATTTAAGGTAACTTATTTGAAGCAGTCTTCCTTGTTCGTCTGTGTGGTTCGATTGTGGCAAGTAACTCATACCAATAAATATTAAGAAGAATGATAAAACCATTATTGCAAGTAATACTGAATATAATATTGATTGTGCTTCGGTAATTCCTCTACCAGTATATGTAACTTCAAACACCCCAGACAATGCTCCTCCATATCCGTTTGAACAATCTACTCCATAATAATAGTACCCAATCTCATCAATTAAATCTCCACTAATGTTTGTGTACCAGTACCCATTGGGTTGATAAACTTCTGCAGCATTAATTAAAATATTACCTTTACTATCTGTCATATAGAATGTACAATTAACTGTTTCATTATCTATTTTTAATCCTGTGCTTGAATTGAATAGATAAAAGAAATATGTGAAATTTTCTCCAACCTTAATTTCCTGGTAATTAATCTCTGCAAAATTGTACCCTTCAGGAAATACTAGTACTGTTGTTAGTGGTGGTTGTGCAGTTGATAATGTTATTACTAATACCAAAACCAGAATTAATAATAATCTTTTCATTTAAAATATCCCCCACCTTTTCTTGCGTGGCTGTTCTCTAGATTGGCCACCTATGACCTCATTAATATTAAAGTGTCTTCTCAGGCTACCTCTTTCTTCACCCTTCCATGCTCGGTTGTGTATTGATTCTACTAAGTGGCTTAGGTGTGTGAACATCATCACAAATTCTCTTAAATTCTCAGAAGTCTTAACACTCTTAATCTTATCAAGCTCATAATCAAACTGTTTCTCTGCCTCATTTAAAACTTTATCAACTATACTTTTAATATCCAAATCTCTATGAAATAACTCTGCCCTCATTTTCTCTTTCTCTATTCGTTGGTTTATCCTTTCATTTAATATATCCCTGCATTCATTCATCGTTGGTGTTCTAAATATATTTTCATACTTCATAAAAACTAATCCAGAGAAAGCAAGTCTAAATTCTTTCATTCTTCTTTTAATTTGATTTTCATCAAAGTTAGATAATAACGTTTCTTTGTTAATATAATTCTTCATAATCTGCATTATCTTATCAACACCTTCGTCAGTCAGTATCCTTTTTGTTTGGTCAGCGAGTTGTGTCCAATCAAGTATCCCTCCTTTTTCAAGGTTAGGTTTAAGTATATCTTGTTTAAGGTTATGATACAATTCGTTTATTAGTTTATCACAATCAAGTTGTTCTGATGCAAGGTTTTTTTCTACCTCTTCCATCTGGTATTGCATTTGTGCTGTTTGTGCTGCAGCAGCGTTACCTTGGTTAAGTTGATTATTGATCATAGCTTGGTCGTTCATCTGATTGTAAGGTGGATAAAATGGTTCTGAACTCATCGCTTAATTCCTCGATAAAAATTTATTTCAGGAATTTCTTTTGTACCACGTTTCAATCTTCTTCCTCTTGGTTCGATGTAAAGAACTTGCCCTTTCTCTTTCTTGGTTCTAAACCCTTTAATCTCTCTAGCACTTGCACCTGGTATTCTAAACGTTGCTCCAAGTGTTTGTGTTACTCTTTGTTTACCTATAGAGAACGCTTCTTTTAATGTTGGTGCATAACCTATAGTTTTAAACTTACCAAACCTTCGAACCTGTACACCAAACCTTCCAACTCTTGGTGCTTTAGGTTGTTTAGATTTAGGAAACTTGAAAGCGAAACCTCCTACAGGTTTTGGTGCTACTTGTATTGATGGCCTTGTTGATGGTACAAATGCTGTTGAAGGGAAAAAAGTTTTTAGTAATTGTGGAGTTTTTAATGCTGAACTTTGTGTAGGTGTTTGGGATATTGCTGGGGATTGCCTCAACCTTGTTTCACTTATTAAATCTGTTGAAGTTGTTTGCCTTGTTATATTTCTGCTTCTTGTATCTAATGCTGGTTGGAAAGATTGAACCTGTAAATTCTTAATATTAAATGATGTGGAAGGGAGTAAACTTGTTTCCTGTTTTGTTTTCTGAACAGTTAAAGTTCCACTACCTTGTGTTCTTTCATATTGTCCTGTCCCATAATAAGTTGATTGTTGTTGTTTAAATGATTGAGTAACTGCTGCAGGAGCGGGTGATAATGTTTGAGTTAAGCTAGTTGCAGGCGTTGTAACTTTTGGTAATGTTGTTTGTGTCACCTGCTTTACCAATGCTTCCTGGAATGGTGTACTAGGTTTACCACCAGTCTTTACAACAGTAGTAACACCACCTCTTAAACTTTCAGATAAGCTAGACATATCGAATACCTTTATTGCTCCAACATTTCTCACATCGCCAGTAATTCTAGTAACACCATTACCAATTCTAGCCTTAGTTGGGGTGCCAGATAAAACGCCAATAATATTTCCTTGTTCTTTACTGATACCAATAAATGGTGTACTTATTTTACCAGTGGAAGGTATTGTAAAGCCTGTAATTCTTCCACCTTTAATTGTTGCCTCTAATTGTGCAAGTTCTTGAACATTTATCCTCCCAATACCTGCCTGTGCCTGAACTTCCTTAACAACTCTACCCCTTCCAATCCTTGAAGTAGCCTCTAGCTGGTTTGCATAACCAGTTGTTCTTACAGACTTTGCATAAATCTTATTATTAATTTGAGTAATAGATGTTCCTCTACCATCAATTAAAAGAACACCTTTACTATCGACGATGTATGGTTGTTTGATTATTGATATTGATTCAACAGGTTTTATATTAAATATTGTTCTATCAAGTCTTGTTGGCTGTGTTCTTGAATAACCGACTAAAACATCCACACCTGCCTTATCACCTTTTACTCTTCCACCTAGAACTTGTTGCAATTTTATATCTTTTATTAATTGTGTTTGACGTATAGCTTTTACTTTCTTAAATGCTTGTGCTCCAGAGATTGAACCTAAACCAATTTGAACAACTCCCAATGCCTTACCTCCAAGTGTTGGTGACATCTTAACAGTTTCGATACCTTCCCCGGCAAGTAATACACTACCTACTCCTGGAATAAAATAAGGAACTGTTCTTGTAGCTGTACCTAAATCAATGTTTTGTACAACAGCTTTGGGTATTTGTTTGACAAATTCTGGTGTTCCAACTTTTAAAGCTGTTGGCGTTTCTTTAGAATAGAATTGTAATGCTTGAGATGTTGTTCCTTTGTATAAATTTCCAATCTTGCCAGAGAAGAAATCAAGAGTTCCGCCGATATAGCCACTTTGTGCAATCGAACCTTTTAATGTAAATGGTGGTCTTGCTACAAAAGGAGTTATCGGTTGTTCAATTTCTTCTTGAGTTGTTATTGTTACTTCTTGGGTTGGTTTTCTTTCAACTTTAAATCCTACACCTCGCCTTATATCTGGAGTACCACCAACCCTTCCCACACCATACTCTTTTAATGTTACTTCACCTGTTTCAATGTTCCTTACTTGGGTTACAGATTTGGAACCTTTCCTTACTGTATCGATTTGTAATGGTTGGTTTGTTTTATAATCGTAGCCTCTTATTGTTTGACCAACAGCACCACCAGACCTTACTATAATATCACGCTGTCTTTCTATTGCTGCAAGTTCTGCTGCTGCTTGTGCCTGTTCAGCTGTTTGTACTTGAGTTACAGTTGTAGTTTGTGCAGGGGTTGGAGTTGGTTGTGTCCGAGAAGAAGAACCACTTGACGTTTTCCTTGTTGGAGTTGTTGTGCCTTTCTTAATAGTAGTTTTTCCAAGTTGACCTGGATCGTAAGATTGTAGTCCGCCTTCAACCAATCTTACTGCCATCTTTAACGATTACCCCCCGAGCATAACCAATTAAGACGTGCAAGTTCAAACTTTATTTCATCTATTGTCTGAGGATTAGAACTACCACCAGTTAAAAGAAAATCTTCACCATTAAAATCATTACACCATTCAGGCATTCCGATAGTTTTCTCGACGGAAACTTCATGTGTATTATTATAAATTGTAATAGAAACTCCTAGAAGAATGATTCCTAAAAGCAATAACACTAATACCTTCACCATCTTTGTTACACTGTAACAGTACTTCATTCTTTATATGTTTTACTATTGTTCACTAAGGTCATCTATGTGCATAAAAGGTATTGGTAATGTTTAAATAGTTGTTATAATTATAACTTATGTAATAAGATGGCTGATGACGTTTATGAAACTGGTGCTCCGTTCAATATGGCAATTGCAACTCTTATGAGTTTAAGGCGGACACTAGATATGATTAGAGATGTTGAAGGAAGGTTAGACTTTCCTCCAGAAGAAAGACAAAGAATTAAGATTGAATTAGTAAAAAGGTTTTATGTAGATTCTACACCATTAATATTTGATGCACCAGTAATTGAAAAGTATGAAAACATATTAGATATAAAACCTTTAGAGATTACTTTTGTTGATAAATCAAACGTGGGTTCATCAAAGAAAAGGATTACTTATTCTTTCGAATTAAATAAGAAACTTGATATATGTCTAAGAAATGTACAAATAGAACTTCAAAAGAAGAAGTACTTTATGCCACCAAAGGATGACCTTGGAATGTCAGGTATGAAGATGAGTTAATGGTAAAATTCTGTGTAGATAAATATCCTATGGGAAGTTGGAAAGGGCAAGTTACACCAGGTAAGTTTATGGATGGTTACTTGTATAAGAATTTAGGATTACTTGCTAATAAGATTAGTGACGATATGACTTTTATGGGTATTATTTATTCTTCAACTTTAGAAGTTGGTACAGGTAAAAGCGTTCTTGCTACACAAATTGGCGAGGCCTGGACTGAGATGATTAATAAAAAATATAATCTTAACTTAGAATTCAGTGTTAGAAATCTTGTTTGGAATCCAAAGGATTTAATTGAGAGGTCTTATGAATTATATGATGGTGGCAAAGGTCGTTACTCTTGCATAGTACTAGATGAATGGGAGGATGCGACATATTGGAGTGACCTTGGAGTAACACTTAGACAATTTTTTAGGAAGTGCAGACAGATGAACCTTTTTATGATTTGTATTATTCCTAATTGGTTTCAATTACCAATCGGTTACGCAGTTTCAAGAAGTTTGTTTGCAATCGATGTAAGGTTTAGTGATAAACTTGAACGTGGTAATTTTTACTATTATAATTTTCCTGCGAAACGTGCTTTATATATTAATGGTAAAAGAACTTACAATTACAAAGCATGGAAGCCAACTTTTTATGGTAAGTTTCCAGATGGATATGGTGTTGATGAAGTCCAATACCGAAAAGAAAAGTATGAAGATATGGTGAAACAAGAGGCGGCAAACCCTGAGACTACACATAGAGTTGGAATCAGAAAGGCTTATGGATCCAAAGTTTTTGGAAAATTAAAAGAGAAATTCCCTAAAATGACTTACGAAGAACTCTCAAGTTTGTTATGTGTATCAAAACAAACACTATCTGATTGGATAAAGGTAGACGTGGGCGAAACTCAAGGTAGTCAAGAGAAAGTTTATAATAAAGAACTACCTTTGAGTAACAAAAAAAAGGAGATAGTAGTGGATGAGGCAGAACTAGTAGAATATGATAATAGGGTAAACTTAGATGAAGGATACAATGGCAAAGAAGAACAAACAACGAGTGATTAATATAGTATGGTGGAAACTTCTAGTCGCTGCTTTAGGTTTTATTATAGGACTAATACTAGTTCTTATGTTCGCTCCTCGTATGGGAGGCTAAGTAGATATGATAAGTTAAACTGATTCTCAAAACCCCAATGGCCATCACTATATAATACATAACTTTTATTATTGCACTTATGTTCTAAAGATAATGTTAAACTATAATCACCGTCGATGTTCTTACAACTTTTGTATGGTGAATAAATGTTAAAGAATAAATAAAAAAAAGATAATATAATTAGGATGATAGCAACCAATGTAACAACGTCGAGAATAATTAAATGTTTATTCTTCTGTTGTTTCATCGTCGGAACCGTCTTCAGCTTCGTCGCTTTCTTCGTTTAAAGATTCCTCTAATGCGTTTGCGATCCTTTCTAGTTTCGTTTCCAGTATCGACAAAAGTTTCAGTCGGTAATAACTCTCGTCTTTCAAATTGTTCATCTCTTCGTAAGTCGATAGTGCCGCCTTCAACTGATTGTTTTCTTCTGAAAGGATTCTTAAATCCTCTGAAGAATCTTTTACTGGTGCCGCCGCTGGTTGTTGTGCTGGTGCAATCTTGGGAACCTCCTTTTTTCGTTTTAACATTTTGATATTTCCTGTATAATAATTTAGTTGAGATAATATACCATGCTCCCCAAAGAAGAAATGTGATGAAGAGTATTATCATTATTACTGCTTCTATGTAAATTCTCATCATCCATTTGCCTGTACCAAGCCACCTTGCGAGGTCTCATTTAATTTAATCTTATCAAACTCATAACCCATTGTTCTAATTAAGGCTTCCATCATCTGTGCAGTTTTTTGAGTTTGTTCCTGAAGTTTTATAGCGTTCTCATCAGACCTTTCTATTGAACCAGCTAGTGGTGAAGTTAATTCTCCCATCTTACCAATAAGGATCCACATACCTCCAACTAGTAATGCTAAAAATAAGAACACGGTTGTATACATTATTACCTGAGCGGCGACTGAACTCTTACCATAAGTTTCCATTGTGCTCATATCGACGAATGTTTGGAATCCTCTTATATCTCTATTTATTGGTTCTATATCGAGCATTGCTTTTTTTGTATCAAGGTCACCTAACACAAAATTATAAAAAAATCCATCTTCACCTTTTGCGAACCAAAAAGTGTTTTTGCCCATCTTCTTCCCATAAGCATTAAGGTATAATCCTCCCACTAGTGTTTTTAATACCTGGTCAGTTCCCCCCCTCTTAATATTGAGTACTCTTGCTCTAGTCTTGATTACTGGAACATATCCTTGCCCTGAAATATTTTCGAATAGAACTACTTTCTTTTTATAAGTCATAAAAAATAATGTGACCACTAATGCCACCAAAAGTAAAAATCCCACAACAACTAATATAATAATATAAGTCCAAGTGGAAGAAAAAATGCCTACAAGTTCAATCTTAGGCATACCCTGAATCCCTAAATCTTCAAACAGACCCATCCTCTACCTCTTCTATTTGCTCGAACTCTTGAACCATTTTCTTTATCGTGTTTGGTTTATTACTTTTCCACAGTAATGAAAACCTTTGAATGATTCCCTCTTCTTTTTCATCGAAAAGGATTTGAGTTAAAGCCATTAGTTGTTATAATTATAACAACTATTTAAATGTTTGTTTTGTGCACTAAGGTTAGCTTAGTTACTTCTTACTTTTCTTTTTTAGTATACAAGCGTGGCATTTGTAGCATACTTCCCCATCTATCATATACTCCTCTGCTTGTGATTGTGCACCTATGTCAAGAATACTTCCACTCTTTACTAAGACTGAACGCCCACAATCTTTACAATATACTTTCTTCATTTGCTACCTCCTTTTGAATTAATATTCAAAATCAGAATCAACACACAAATAACTATTGTATGGAATGTTGAAGTGGCTAGTATTGTTATCGTTTCTTGACTAAAATTTGAGAAGTGGTTCATTAATAGATCATAAAGAATTATGAAAGGAAGAGTAAATAATAATATAATTCCAAATAAAATAACCGCCTTTGTTGTTGTATATTCAGTTCCCATTATTTAAAATTCTCCTAATCGGTGTTATTGAAACATTATAGTGTTTAGCTATTTGGTGCATACTCCAACCCTGTTTATGTTTAAACCTAACTCCATCATTATCGATATCCACTTTTGGCCTATGGCAAGGTTTACCAGATTTACTCCCAGTTATGTCTGCCCTTTTCCTCCCAAGTTCCATCCTTTCCCTAGTAATATTCCTTTCGAATTCTGCAAAAGCTCCCATTATCTGAAAGTTTAATCTTCCTTGGTATGTAGAAGTGTCGATATTCTGTTCAACTACGGTAAACTTAACCCCATTTTCTTCCAGGATTGATGAGATATTTAGAAGGTCTTGTAAACTTCTGGCCAGGCGATCCAGTTTTGTAAAAATTATTATATTAATCTTTTTCTTCTCCACTTGTTCCATCATCCTTTTAAAATCAGGTCTTTCCTTAGTCTTGCCAGAGAATGCGAAATCTTTGAAATCCAATACCTCATATTTATTCAGTGGATTATCTTCTCTTAATCTTTGGATATGTTTCTCCAGGACTTCATCTTGTAGTGTTAGTTCCTGATTATCTGTAGAAACCCTTCTATACTTTGCTATTGTGATTTTAGCAGGTGCTTTAATCATGTTATTATTTTCTCCCATTTTTTATGAAACAATAGTGTTATTCTATTATTTAAGTTTATTGCTTTTATACATTAAAGTATAGTTTAGTGCAACTTCTCAAAACTCATTTTATATCTTCCCTACAAATATCTTCAAATGCTAAAACATTCTTTTAATGATTCTTCATATAATTTATTTGCTAAAGTCACTTCTTTATAAAATCCCAAATCAATAGCACACTGTTCACAATAAAACACATCATATGGAGGGTTTCCAGAAATATAAGCCTGTACTGTAGGATGTTTCATAAGTTTTTTACAGTAATCACATCTCATCCAATACATACTCTTCCACATTTTTAATAGAATATTTATTAACATTGTCCAATCCTTTGTTTATAATGTTGGCAATAATTCCATAATCGTAAAAAGTCTTTACACTCAGGGTTAGTTTCATCAAAACATTTGCTACCATTAATTTCCCAATATTCGCTTTCTTGAGAACAAGAATCATAATCGCAGAAATTTATTTGCATTTGTATGCCGATTAAATGAAGTGAAAAAGATATAATGATAATTATTAATAATCCAGATGCTATCGTTAAAAATACATCTTCATAACTCATTTTATATCTTCCCTACAAATATCTTCAAATGCTAAAACATTCTTTTCAGCGATTCTAAGAGCTTTGTTATAAAATTTAGTCATCTTTTCGTTCACATACTTTTCTATTAAGTGGTTTGTTTCATTTACAAGCTTGTTTAACTCTTTTGAGTAGATTTCTCTTGCCTTTTGTCTAGCTATGTCTTTTTTGGTTATCATCTTCTAGTTCATCCAACAATTACCTCCCCTTTATCATTAACTAGGATTAGAAATAAGTGTCCTTTCTCAAACAACCCTGAACCTGCAAAGTGTAGGTCTTTATTTTCTTCGCTAATTAAAATTTCAAGTTCTATTTTACATCCTTCACATCTTGGTATCATTTTTTAAACTCTCCGTTAGGATTGCCGTTAGGCAAAGTAGAGGGATTTGCGATTAGTTGCTCACAGCTTTTTAAAATTTCTAAACATAGTTTTTCAGGAACACGTGATCGACCTTTGCTTCCATTTAAACCTTGAGTTCCAGTTTTTGATCCTCTTGGTGCAGGAGTGTGACAACTATCTCCATTCTTGCACATTGGTTTCGGTTTCCAAAAACTGCAATTAGTCCAAATATCTGTTGGCTTCATCCTTGTATCTCCATATTGACAATAGGTTACTGTATTTCTAATTGAAATTTCATCCATAAAAGCCATCTTTCTTAAAACTCCTCTTGGATTTTCTATAAAGAAAAACTTTGGTTTCAATTTCTTAATCAATTCAAGAGTTTTAAGAACATAAGCCATACCCAAGGCTGTTTC